GCAGCATCTCGGCACCGGCAAAGGCCCACTGACGGGTAAAGGCAGTTATTGCCGCCACGCTGCCAATGCCCACCACGGCGGCCACCTTGCTGGCCGCGCGCGCCACGCCCTTGAGGTTTTTGGCCAGGCGCTCAAGCCCAAGCTCTTTGCCGAGCGCAGCCACCGAGTTTTTTACCTGGCGGATTGGCCGCGTGAATTGACTGACGGCATCGCGGATTTTGCGCACGCGCGCAGTGGCGCGGTCGCTGGCGGTGATGACTATCTGAAATTTATTTGCCACGCGCCGCCGCCCTATCTTTCGCTATGCGGATTGCCTGGTCTGCCCACCAGTCCAATTGCCGCTGCGTTAGCCCCCAGGCGGTGCCAGGCTCCCACCGGAAAATGATTGTGAGATCGGCAACCAGGTTGCCAAGCTCATCAACATTTATTCTGGTGTGGGGCCCGCCGTAAAACCCCCGAGAAACTCTAACGCCTCCTCAAAGTCGCGGCTCACCAGCCTTTTGGCGTGGGCCGGGCTGATGCCCGCGTTGAGCGCAATGAACACGGCGCCCGCCGTCACTTCGTTTGATTTGCGGCGCTCATCTTCCATGGCGCCCATTTGGCCCGCCGTGGGCTCGGTGAGCGTGATTTCATTGATAGGGCTGGGGTCTTTGTCGCTGAGGCGCAGCGGCTTGCGCAGCGTCATCGTTTTGGTTTCGGGGCCGGTATAGACCCACTTGGGCGCCTCAGCGCCCTTGTCATTATCGCCACTCATAGTCCGACCACCTTTTTAAGTTTCGCGTTACGCCTCAACAACAGATCCTTGGAAGCCCTCCCACACCACCTCAATGGTGCCGTCTTCGGCCTTTGCAGACTGGCGGGCGGTTGTCCACATATTCGAGCCGGTCACAAACTTGCCGTTGGCCAACTCGCAAACAACCGTCACGTTGGTCATCTCATTGAGATCAGCAACGCGCAGCCCGTGGCCGTCACGGATGGTGCCCTTGATCGACGGCGCAACCGGCTTTTCAATATAGCCATGCACGCCATCCATGCCCGCCGCGCTCTCGCGCTCAACATTGCTGGGGTCGTACTCGAAAGCCCCGACCAGCGGCAGGGTTTGGCCGTCAACCGCCAAATAGGCGGTGCCAGCAACGCGGTTGGTATTGTCAGCCATAGCCTACCCCTTGTTACAGCCGGAATTGCGCCAGCGTGGCGAATATCCGCAGTTGATTCATCAGCGTGCCGGTCCACAGGAAATTGACGCGGTTGGGATTGCTCGCGTCTTTTTCGAGCACCACAGTTTCGGCAAACGCATCGGGATTTTGCGCATAGCCTTGGCGGCAAAGCTCGCGGTAATGCCCGATCATGTCTTGCTTGAGCATGGACGGTGTGACCACGCCCGAGCCCGGCGCCAGCCGGTTGCCATCCGCCGCCAGCTTCACGCGCGGGTACTTGCTGGTGATGTAGATGGCCAGGTCGCGCATCAGGAACATCAACTGAAAAAGCGTTTCAATTTCCAGATAGGAATTGTCGGGCTGGTTGAACGCATTTTTCTGGTAGGTGGTGATTAGCTGCTCAATGCGCACCGTGCCGTCATCATCCACCGTGAAAGTGGAAATGCCGGAATAGACCAGCGCTTGCCGGTCAACGGACGCGAAGCGCGAGGCGGGCGGCGGCGCGAGCACGCCAACCACCGCGAGCGTCTGGCATGGGCGGCCCGGATCTGCCTTGAGCGCGACGGCGGCGGCGCCGTACAGGGCCGATGCCCAGCCCCAATTGGGCGTGGGGCTGTCGTTGAAACCCACAATGCTCTCATGCGGGTTGTTGCGCGCGGCGCCCGCACTGGTGAGCGCGCCGAGCGTGCCGCGCAAGGCCGTGAGATCATGGCCGTACACCTGGCGATTGAAAGACCAGCGCCCGGTAATGTCATCAAGGAAATCCTTGAGCGCATTGAGGCTGGTGGTGTCGGTGTAGGGCAGCACGATGAAATCAAAGGGCCGGTCCTGGCAATTGGCCAGGGCGGTGGTGAGCGTGGGGTTGGTGGCGCCGGAGGCCATCGCCACGATGGTGGCGGCCAGGCCGGTGGGCAGCGCTTCACCGCCCAACACACCCTGATAGTTAAACCGGATATCGATATCGTTCCCCGCGAGGCCCGCATTCACGGCGGTGAGGGTGACAATAGAACCACCAACGCTGGCGATGGCGGGAATATCGGTGTTCAGGTTGATGGCCGCAGAGAGAGCGGTCGCCAGGTTGGCGGTGGTCTGGCTGGTGGTCACCGCCATTTGCACGCGGATGCCCGCGATATAGACGCTGAGCACGCCAGCCGCCGTGGCCGGAGCGGTGAAAGTGATGGTGCCGGTGGCCTTCACCGCGCCGCCAGCATCATCAAGCGGCAAAATCCAGACTTCGCCAACCGGATCATTCTTGCGGTAATAGTCCATCATGCTGGCGAGCATTGAGCCCACGCCGCACTTGGTTTTCGCATCGGCAACGCCCGAGCAGATCACCGGCACATTGGCCACCGCATTACCGGCGGTGATTTTCTGGCCGATGAGCAAGGTGCGCTGTTGAAAGGTGGCGGTGTTGGCCTGGCTGTTGTCGAACTCGACAAAGAACAGGGGCAGGCGCCAATTGGCTGGGATCTTGGAAAAGGGAAGGGTCATGGCTTACTTGCCCTCTTTGTTGGCGTCGGGATTGGCGGCTTTTTCGGCGGCCTTGTCGGCGGCGGCTTTGTCGGCGGCGAGCTTCGCGCGCGCGCGCTCGGCGGCATCCATAGACTTGGCGGCGGCCTCGGCATTCAAGGCGCTCACATCCTTGTCATTGATGCGGCGCTGCCAATACAGGTTGTTATCGCCGCCCACCTCGCGGCCTTCCTCGGGCAGATAGTTGCCCAACGCCGGGTCGAAAATCTGCAGAAACGGAAAGGCCGAGGTGTCATCCTTGGCGGCGGGATTGGCGGCGGGTTTCACAAACATGGCGGGCCCCTTAACTCGTTTCCAAAATCACTTTTCCACCGATCTCAACCCGACCATCAGGTCCCTTTTCGCGCGGCGCCGTTTCAACCGGATAGGGGAAAGGCGGCGTATAGGTGCCCGTGGGGTCGGCTACGTTTATGAGATCACCGTAAAGCGCAATTTCAGCTACCTGGTCTGATTCGATTGGGTAGAAGTCCTCGGGACCTTGATAGAATTTAAGGCCAAAGTCCATCGTTAGCTCACCAAGGTGGGTTGACCCCTCTTGAGCCACCTTGCTGGCCGATCTCACCGAGACAAATTCTTGTAGCCCGGCCTTCCACAAAATCGGGTTGTTAATGACGGCCCGCTCTATTTCCCGCTGCCAGATGCCCAGCGCTATTTGGGCATCCACCGCCCCCTGGTCATTGGGCTTTGGCAAGGCGCTGAGGGTGCAAGTTAGCCTGATGGTGGTGGTGGTGTTGAATTGCGGGGCGTTGTTGCCGAGCGATTCCTTGTCCTCGGTAAAGCTGCCCACCTTAATCATGGGGTACAGGTCGCGGGTGCTCGGCCAGTCGCGCGGGGCATAGACGTTTTGCCCGGCCACCGTGCGGCCCTGCACGCATTTCACAAGGGCCGTTTCCATGTCGGCGCTGGTGGTCATGGGTAGGGGTCCGTTAAGGCCAGCATCAGCTTGGTGTGGCCGTGGCCATCGGCGCGCACCTCTTTCACCAGGTAAGTGACCATGGTGCGCGTGATGCGTATGCGGTCATCTTGCTTGGGTGGGGCAATGAATTGGCCGTCATTGATGCCAACAACCGGCATGGCGTCACTGGTGGGCGATGACATATCCAGCAAAATGATTTCCCTATAAGCCTCATCAAAAACGGGCGTGATGCCATAGGGCGCCACGCTGGTATCAATGGGGATATAGAGCGCGGGGGCGTCCTCGCCAAAGACCTTGACCAGCGGCGCCACTACCATGCGCTCCCAATCAACGGCCATGCGCGCTTAGTCCTTGGTTGAGCCGGGGTTGGCCTGCTCGGCCAGCTTCACCGCCGGATCTTCGCGGTAGAAGTCAGGGCCATTGCCCACGGGCAGAAAAATGCGGTTGGGATCGACCAGGGCGCCGATGCGGCGCAGGCGCTCAATTTCCGGGGCGTCCAATTCCACCACTTCGCCCGGCTTATAGACTTTGCCGCCGGGCTCGCATTGAACGGTGTGGCCGCGCGCAACAGTGCCTTTGGTTTTACCCATCACCGCGCCGGTTGCTTTGTCGACGGGCGCAGTTTTCGCCACGGCGGGCGCGGCGGGCTTGGGATTTGCTTTGCTCATGTAACACCTTTTCGCGTTGTGTTTTGCGGTTGGAATAAGGGCCCCGGTGACCTTCCGGGGCCCTTGGAAAAATCGGCCGGCGACTCGTTAAGTTACGATTGCGCCGAGCGATGCGTTGACGCGGCTGGGGATCGGCAGCGGCGCGCTCTGCATCATCATGAAGCGTTGCGCCGGATCTTCGCGCACCCAGGTTTTCGGCGCGTAGGGGAGCGCCTGATAGTTGTGGGTGGGGTCGAGGATCTGGCCGAACGCGCGCAAGCCCAACAAGTCGGCGCCGCACATGATGACGCTGTTGGCGGGCATCATGGGAGTTTCAACATTGGTGGCCGGGTCGATGTACCAGTCGTTATAGACCCACAAATCGTAGTTGCCCCAATGGCCCTTGTAGATTGCGCCCTTCTGGATCTGCGGGCCCAACTGGATTTGCTGGCCGGGAATGCCGAACGCCGGATAGAAGCTCACGCCAACAAGCAGCGGGTCCTTGATGAACAACTGCCAGGCGTTGACGTCGAAAACGATATCGGTGGCGATGGCGCCGGAAGCCTTCAAGATGGCGGTCTGCCAAAGCTCGATTGAGGCCACCGGGGAAACACCGGCCTGGCCCCAACGCGCGGCACCCGCCAGCGTGATGGTGAGAGTCGCATCGCGGCCAAAATCGATGACTTGGGTGGGGAAGCCATTGCCCGCCACGGTAACCGTGCCGGTCAACAATTCCTGCACCGCCATCCACTCGAGACGGCGGTCGACCATATCAACCTGGTCCTCCATCTCGAATTGGATATTGGCCATTTCACGCTCGGCGCCGGTCAAACCACCGCCACCGATGCGCTCACCCATCATGCGGCGCACGGGCTTGCGCAGATCGGGCGCGCGCTTGTCCTTGATGTAGGCCGGGCGGAACGTGTTGGTTTGCATGCGGCGCTGTTCGACAAACTGGCCCTCGACCAGCGGCGACACAAACGGCGCCATGCGGCGCAGGCCAACATCAACGTCGATAGAGATGAACTCGCTATCGGGGTCCTGAATGCCGCCGAAAAAGCGATCCAGAAAGAATTTCTGAGACTTCTTGAGGTTGGGCACCAGGCCCACCAACACGTTGGTGTCAAAAATAAAAGCGTTGCCAGCCAATGCCATTTTCGTTTCTCCATTTTCGCCGCGTCACGTGGCGGCGATACGCCCGAGGTTGTTGTGCAGCCCTTACGTGGGATTGATTGACTGGATTGCGGTTTTCACAAAGATGCTGATGGCGCGCAGCAGCGGCGTGATGGTGGTGAGCGTGTAGCTCGCGTCCAAAATCAGCTTGTTGCCGTTGAACTCGCCCGTCATGTAGATGGCGCCCGACACATCGGCGGCGGTGGCATTGGCGTCATCCACCAGGATGCCCACCGGGATATTGGAGCCATCGGTCGCGGTGGCCACGGCAATCACAACCTTGCCCGAGCCCGCCGCAATGGTGATATCGAAGCCATCACCCACGATGAAATCGGTGGCCGCGTCGGTGAGCACGCCCTTGATGCGCTCCGAAATGGTGACGCTGTTGCCAGCGCCGGGCGGGATGGTGAAATCGCCCAGCACGTTGCCCTTGGGGTCCTCGAGGCGGAACACACCGCCATTGGCCACGGCGGTGATGCAGCGCAGCGTATAAACGCCGGGGCCGGAGAGGTAGGCGTTGGCCAGCACCGGGGTGGTGACGTCCAGCACAAAGGTGCCGTTGCCGGTATTGCCGCCGCCCTTGGTGGCCGAGGATGCGGCGCCCAAGGTGATGGCGCCAACCACGGTGCCGCGCAACAGATTGCTGGGCGTTTTCACCGTCACATTGTCCGTGACAATTTTGAACTCGCCCGCGATCAATTGATCGGGAATGTAAAGCTCAGCGGCTACGCCGGGCACAAAGGGGTTGTCGCCAACATTGCCGGGAACAAGAGCCATGGTTTCAGTCTCCTAAGAGTTTCGCGGGTGCCGGTTAGGCGGCCTTGTTGGGGGTTTCGCCGCGTGCCTTCGCGGCGGCGGCTTGGATCAATTGCACGGTGGCCTCGGTGCTGCCCGGCTTGGCCGCCTCGGCGGCGCTCGCGGCGGGTGCAACAATGGCGGCCTCGGCCATGCGCGCGGCCAGGCCGTGCGCGGCCTTGGTCTCGAGCGGCATCACCGAGACGGCGGCCAGGATATTGTCGGCGCTCATGGCGGTGGTGCTGAGCAGTTCGCACGCGGCGGCCATGTGGCCGGTCACGCGCGCATCGGCAAGGACATTTTCCCAGCGCTTGCCGCCAGCGGTGAAGCCTTCGGCAAAATTGGCGGCCTTGGCAGCGGCCCTGGCTTCCTCGTCTTTTTTGTCAGCCTCGGCCTTTTCCTTTTCGTCGAGAGCAGACATGCGCTTGGCATAGTCCTCATCGCTCTCGCCGTCTTTTTTCTTGCGCTCATCATCATCGTCATCACCCTCGGCCTTGGCGGGTGATGCGGCAGGCGCCGGAGCGGCGGCGGCGGGAGCGGCGGCGGCAGGCTTGCCGACAAGGCCGCCAAAGAAGTGGGCGAAGCGCGAAGCGGTGGCAACTTTCGACATAAGCAGTCCCCTCAATTTCAGCCCAGGGATTCAACCAAGGCTCTAAAAGCGGCGTCTGGCGCCATCACTTCGTCAGCGAGTCCGAGAGAAACACCCTCAGCCCCAAGGAATGTTGCAGCGTTCATGTCACGGATTTTGTCCGCGTTCAATCCCCTATTCCGCGCCACGGTGGCCTCAAACAGTTCGCCCACCTGGTCGATCTCACCTTGGAAGCGCTTCAAAGCCTCATCTGAGAGAGGAATTTCAGGGGCGCCGTCAGTTTTCATGGAGCCGCGTTTTATGAACGTGACCTTGATGCCTTCCTTGGCGAGCGCCTGGGAAATATCGCAATGGAGCCAATAAACCCCGATTGAGCCGGTGCCGCCGGTACGGGGCACGGTGATTCGGTCACAGGCCGAGGCCAGGGCATAGGCACTGGAATAGGCGGTCTCATTGAGCACCGCCCACACCGGCTTATGGCCGCGCGCGGAATAGATCAGGTCGGCCAGGTCAAAGACGCCCGCCACCTCACCGCCAGGGCTGTCAATTTCCAGCATCAGCGCGCGCACGCGCTCATCATGCATGGCGCTGATAAAGTTTTGGCGTATGCCGTCATAACCCATCATGCCGCTCATGGGCCGGAGCGTGCCGTATTTGTTGACCAGCGTACCCTCAATATCGAGGCGCGCAACACCGGCAACAACATCATAGCCCTCGGTGCGCACATCAGTGGCGAAAGAGCCGCCCATGTCTTCCTGGTCAAAAGCCACCGGCTGCAGCGCGATTGCATCACCGTTGAGACGCACAATTTGCGAAAGCCCAAGGCGCTCAGATAGCGCGCCCATGATGATTTCCGCCTTGTGCGGGTGGATCATAAGCGGGGTGTTGAAAAGCCTGGTGGCCAGGTGCGCAAATCTGCTCATGCTGCGGCGTCCTCTTTGCCCACCTTGGGCGCATTCGGCATCTTGTTGGGCTGCGGCTCTTGCTCACCATCCTGCTTTGGGCCTTTGCCGGGCTGGCGATCACTCGCGCCCTGCCAGGATGGCCGCGCCAGGCCGCGCTTGTCATACGCCTCGGCCTCAACCTGCAACTGGTCAAGGTTATCCTCCCAATCGGCGCCCTGGTCAGCCGCTTCGTCCTCGAGCGTTGAGAGGCCGATTTCAAGGCCGAGCCACGCGCCCTCTTTTTCCGCCACCGGATCAACCCAGCCCTTGCCGGGACCAATCCAGCGCGCGCGCCCATAGGCACCGCGCATCTCGATAAAGTCAGGCGATCCGGCGGGCAGCGTGTACTTGTCGGTCTCAAACGATTCCTCGAGCCATGCCAAAAACATTTGGTGACTGAAACCGGAAGTGAAGGCCGCGCGGCGGCGTTCCATGGTTTTCCATGCCTCGAGCATGGCGGCGCGCGCGCTCGAATAATTCACATCGGACCAATTTTGAGAAAGCTGTTGAGCAGAGAGGCCCATGGATGAGGCCACATTGCGCAGCATCGCGTTTTCAAACTCGGCAAAGTTGCTGGCCGGGCGCGTGGCGTTGACGGTGGTGAGCTTTTCGCCTGGGAACAGCGTCGGGATGACCACGCCGCCCGCCGTGATTTTGCGCTCGGTGTGGAAACCGGAGCGCTGCTCTTGATAGCCGCTCAACGGCGCCTCCTCGCCCAACGCATCCTGCAGCAAGGAATGGTCAAACGGGCTCTCAAGATAGGCCCCGAAAATGCCGTTGATGATAGCGGCGTCCAACTCGGTGCCGTCATACTTGATGAGCATTTTAAGCCGCTCGAGAATTGGGCTCAGAATGCTCACGCCCCGGTGCTGGCCAGCGCGGTCGCGGTCAAAGTCATGGATCATGACCGGGCGGCCCCACTTGGTTTCGCGCGGCACTTCCACCCAGGTGAGGCTTTTGCTGGCGTTGTACCAATCGCCCTGGTGCGCCTGGCGCACCTGGTAACCCACCGCCGCGCCATAATCATCAACCACCACACCACCGCGCAATGTGGCAGTGTCAAAGCTCAGCATCGGATTGCTCAGCCGGTCGGGGTCGATCATTTGCACGGCGGTGCAATAGCTGGCGCGGCCAGGCGCCATGCGCTTGGGCTCCCACCGCATGCAGGCCAGCGCGTCACCATCAACAATCTTGTGGCGAAAGCCGAGATACTGCATCTGGCTCACGTTCATGCCGCGCTCAATGTCACACCAGCGGCCCGGATCATCGGCCCACTGGCGGTAATTCGCCTCAACCTCGCGGCCAAATTCATGCGCCCAGGTGGCGTCGAAGTTTTTGCCCGAGGTCACCTTGAGCAGCCGGTGGTCTGGCTTGGAGATAGGCCGGAAGTTCGCGCCAATGGCGTTGTCGAGAATGCGGGTGATGCCACCGTTGGCCCACCCATCATTGCGCGCCAGATCCCGCACGCGCGCGACAATGCGGTCGCGGGCCGGGTTTAACTCGGTGTCAGGGCTCCAAAGATAGGGTTGCCACTGGTCAAGGTGAGAGTTGTAGATGCTGGCGCTTTGGTAGGGCGTATCGTTACGCCCACCCAGCGCGCGAATCCGGTTGATGGCTTGCGGGGGCACCACTTGGCCCCGGTGGTCATAGACCATGACGCCTTGAGACTTGCTCATCGGAAACTAAACCCAATCGGACGGCGGCGCCCGCCGCACAAGCCGAGCGCCTGTTTCAATTGCATGATGAGCGCAGACAGATTGCCGATGTTGGCGCGGGTATAGGTGACAGACTTGGAGCCATCGCCCTGGGTGTAGGCAAAAACCTCACCCTTGGCGCCCGTGCTGAGATCAATAAGCGCTTGCTCTGCAGAGCGCAAAGCCGCCTGCAGGTCGGTGACGCTCCAACCGGCAAAGGGCCCACATGGTTGGCAACTGGTCATCGCTCCCCTTCCCTGGCTACGCCAGGCGCTTAGCTACGGGTTTTTTGCCCTTATCGTCAATCGTGATTTTGACGGCGCCGCCCTTGCGTGGCGGCTCACCGCCGGTCTTTTCGCCGCTCGCATTGGTGGCGGGCGCCGCAGATACCAGCACGTTTTTATCCCACGGCGCGGCCCAGGGCGCCGGTTTCTGCCAATTGATTCGCGGGAGGCCGTGAAGGTGCGCGAGCACATGCGTCATGACCAGCAAGTCCAGCACCTCATTGCGCGCCGAGGGAACCAACTTTTCCCACCGCCCATTGAGCAATCGCCTTTCGGAAACCGCCTGCTCAAAAAAGGTGTGCGGCGGCTCTTTGCTTTTCAGCGCTGCAGGGAAGTGGATAAACCAGGGCCCGGCCTCAGCCTTCATCAACTGGCCGCCGAGATCGTCTTTAAAAAAGTTAGGATTGAATTGACCAACCGGAACATCACCGCGCCCGGCAATGCGGTTGGCCTTGCGCACGGTGTCAGGATAATTGATCTGCAGCTTTGGCGCGTTAATTGTCGAGGCGCCGCGCAACGGAAGGATTGACCACGCCTCGCGCCCGCCGATTGTGCCGTACATGGTGAGCTTGCGCTGAGCGCGCCAGCGCGCAAAGGCGCTATAGGCTTGCTGAGCAACACCCGCCGCGCCGCCGCTATCGAAACCGGCGGCGCGCGCCGTCATCGCGCGGCCACTGCCATCAGCGAGCGGCCAAGGCTTGCTGAAAATATCAAGCAGCATGTCCCAATCGGCGGCGCTGGTGGATGGCTCGGCAATGACCTTGCCGCGATCAATCACCCAACTTTCGCTATGCTCACCCCAGCCGCGCACCAGCCACTCAAAGTATGCAAGCTGGCAGTCCACCGCGATGGTGATAAACCGCACGCCCTCCGGCACCTGGCCAAGTTTGAGATCCGGGTCGGCACGGTCGGCCAGGTCTTGCGCGCTCACGCTGCCCACCGCGCGCATTGGGCTGTAGGGAATGCCCCACCCCTTCACGATGACTTGCCGGAGCGCGTCATCCTCACCGTTGCTGTCACGCTCGCGCTCGGCCTTTACCCGCGCGCGCGCCAGGGCAGGCATGCCGCCCAGCACAAAGGATGACATAACGCCATGTATCCAATACCCGGCGGTTTTGCGATCAATGCGGCGCCCGGTGATGCGGCCTGTCTTGCTGATTTCCTCGCCCTCACCCACCCACACCCCGGTGCGGTTCATGGCTGAGCGCTGGTGCTCTTTGATTTTGCAGGCGTTGACCGGGCAGAGCAGATAGGCGCCGTCCTCAATGTCATCAAGGGTGCCCTCGGTGGGATATTCCAGCGACATGACGCGCGCCGCCGATGGCAGCGGCGATGACACACCACCGCACTTGGGGCATTCCCAATACCAAAGGCAGCGGGTTGAGTCCGCATAGATGGCCATGATGCCCGCGAGCCAATCCTTTTCCGGCACCAGGCCGGTGGCGCGGTCGGGATGGCTGATGGCCAGCAACATGCTCTCATCGCCATAAGCCTGGCGGCGAATATCGAGCAGCGGTTTAACGTCACCGCCCAGGCCCCATGCATCAATTTCATCCGCCACGATACGCGGGGAGTTTTTGTTGATGAGGTTGCCCATGGTGGCGGTGAGAAACTGAGCGCTCATGCCGCGAAAGCGTTTGTAGTGCAGGCTGTCATCAATGGGGCGCGGGCCTTTGGCGCCAAGCATTTGGTCATGGTCATCAATCATGGGATTGATGCGGTCCTTAACGTAAGCCTCAAGGCTGTCATCGCTTTGCATGTACCAAAGAAAGCTGGCCGGATCGGTGGCCACCGAATGCAGCAACCAGTTTTCCGGCACCACCGTCTTGCCCACCTGGCCGGGCCCAACAATGGCGACGGTTTGATATAGGCGCGAGGTTAGCGCCTCCATTGGTTCCTTGAGGTATGGCGTGCGCGCGTTGCGCCAGCGGTCACCGCGCCCGCCGCCGCCTGCAGGCAGAAAGCGGTATTGCTCGGCATAGTCGCTCACGCTCACGCGCTCCGGCGGGCGGATATGTTGGGCCGCGATCTCGAGCAGCCCGAGCCCGGTTAGGCCCTCAAGATTTTTTCTTGCTGGGTTTTGCATCCTTTGCCACTTCTACGGGGTCAATATATTCCGCGCTGTCACGCGCGAAGTTTTCACGGCCCTCATCAAGCCGCGCGCGCACGGTGCGTATGGTGTCGGTGCTCCAAGTCAGTTCGCGGCCCACCGAGGTGGCCAGGCCGTCAAGGAATTTTCCAAGACGGAGGAACGCGGCAGTCCACACCTGCATCACCTCGGCGCGCGGGATATATTCGCCGGTTTCCTTTGCCAGCTTGGCCGCCAGCACCTTGTTTTTCAGCGATGATGTTTGTTGCCGCTCGGGATCAGTGCGGCCCTCGGCGCGCGAGCGCCAATAGTCCACATACCATTGCACGCATGCCTTGAGCGCATAGAGGCCCCGGCCCTGGCGGGGCATGCCCTCTTGCGTCAACTGGCGCAAGCGCTGCTCGGTGATGCCTAAGATTGCCGCGATTGCGGGCCCGGAAAGCTCAATATCGCCGCCTCTATTTCCCGCGCGCTCGGCGTCCCCGCCGGTTTCGTTTCCGTGTTGTCCGGTGCCTCCGGCTTCTCCGGCAGGCCCACCTTTTCGTTCCACCCCAACATCACCTTGCTTAGATAGATTTGCACGGTGGCGCTCTTTTTTGCGGTCTCCCATATCAGCCCAACCAGCCTGGCTTTAGCTTTGGCAGGGCCGGTTTCCAACTCGCGCAAATACTTGACCTTGATTTCATCCTCAGAGAGCGGCGGCACCAGCAATAAGCCAAGCTCGGGCAGCGGCATGCCATAGCCCACCATGGTCTCAACAAACTGGCGCCGCTCTTTCTCGCGCTCATCCTCCGCGCTTACCTCCGGCTTTGATGAGGGTGGCTTTGGGGGTTTTCTTGCTGCCATGCCGCTCTGCCTTCACTTCTGAAAATGGCTTGCCGGTCGACTCGAGCACCGGCACCAGGCCGGTGAAAGTGGCCCACCGCTCGACTATCACATCCACATACGCCGGGTCTAACTCGAGCCCGAGACAAACGCGGCCCTCCATTTGCGCGGCAATCACCGTGGTGCCGCTGCCAAGGAAAGGATCATAAACAAAATCGCCGCCTTGGCTGTTGTTCAAAATCGGCCGGCGCATGCACTCAACTGGTTTTTGCGTGCCGTGCCCCGTGTCGTTTTTGACCATGTCGATATTCCAAACGGTGCTCTGCTTGCGCCCGCCGCGCCATGACGCGGTGCCGCCAACTTTCACCGCGTATGCCGCCACCTCATGCTCATCCTCGAAACGCCATTTATCATCAAAGCTGTCTTGTTTGGTGGCATAGAAAGCGGCCTCATGCCCCCAATGGTAATCGGCGCGGCCCACCACAAAGTTGTTTTTCACCCACACGATTTGCGAGCGGCACAAGAATTTGGCGGCCTCAAGGGACACCCCCACCTCGGTTGCATGCTTGCCCGAGTGCCAGACATAGGCCACCACGCCAGGGAAGTGATGCCATGCCGCGCGCCAGTCCGCGCGCTCATCGTTCGCCACCTTGCCCACCGCGCGGTTTTTGCCGGTCGACAATTGCGAGCCATCAGAGTTTTTGACTTTGCCGCGCCAGGCCGGATCGTATTGAACGCCATAGGGCGGGTCCGTCACCATGAGGTGAGGCTTAGCGCCATCAAGCAATCGATCAACCGCCGCCTTGCTGGTGGCATCACCGCAGAGCACGCGATGCGCGCCGAGCAACCACAAGTCGCCGGGCTGGGTGGTGGGCACCACCGGGACCGGCGGCACTTCCTCGGGGTCGCTTTTTGGTTTCGTGGCGTTGGCAATCATGGTTTTGATTTCACCAGGCTCAAAGCCAAGTATCGAAACATTGAACCCGGTGAGCGAGAGATTGGCCACCTCGGTGCTAAGGCGTTGCCGATCCCACGTTGAGTTTTCGCCTAGCTTGTTGTCCACGATGATGTACGCGCGCTTTTTTGCCGGGCTCCAACCGCGCGCCACAATGACCTTGGTTTGTGCCTGCTCGCGCTTCACGCACGCGCGCCACCGGCCCTCACCGGCAAGAATGAAACCGCCCTCATCGATGAGGCACGGGAAGGTCTGCCCAAATTCCTCAAGTGACGCGACAATGCCATCCACCTGCTCGGGAGAATGCAGGCGCGAGTTTGACGGGTGCGGCTTTAGTTTGTCGGTTGGCCAAAACTCAATGACGTCCGGTCCCGCGCAACCTTGCTGCGGTTTTTTTCTCGCGGTCATGTGGCATCACCGTTGGTGACAAAGCCATGCCAGCCGCAACCGGGCCCGGTCAGATGCACCGAGGGACTAAGCGAGAGATCAGCGAAACCCGCGCCGCTAACAGTCCACCGGCCCGGCCCTGGGTGCGCATCATCTGGCACGCCGCGATCTCGCCACCAGCAAATCACAGAATGCGTGCGCGCCGCGCCGCCGTTTTCTGAAAAGCATTTTGGGCAAAGGAAAGTAATTCCCTGGGCATCCTCAATGCGCTCAACAAAAGGCAAGAAAACGCGCGGCCCGGTTTCATCCTGCCAACACTCGGCGGCGTGCACGTGCCCAGGCTCGGCCAAATAGTTTGTTGTCTTGTGCACGCGATACGTTTCAACGCGAACCTCGCGCCGCAAAAACTGCGGCTGCAGATCCTGAAACCTCATGGCCCCACCCCCCGTGCCCTTTTTGGGCGATTCGCAAACGCAAACGCATTTTTTTTAGCTGAGGGAGTGCCCCGTGCCGGGCGCGCGCAATGCC